CTACCTTCTTGTTCGCCAGCTAAATCAGGCTCAATTGAATCCCCATTAAATGCTTCTTGCTCAGGAGCTTCATCTTCCAAATCTTCATCGTCAATTAAGCCGCCTTCAGCATATTTAGAAGCTTTTCCGCCCTTCGGAAGGCTATCGCCCTTGAACATTCCGCCTTCTTTGAAGCCAAACAACTTACCTAATCCAGCTGCTCCACTAATGCCACTCAATATCTGAGACAATGGGCTAGGCGAGAACGCTCCTTCATAAGGAGAAGTTCTCGTAGATGATGTTGTCTGATTAAGAGGCAAGCCACGAATGATGTTAGACAAAAACCCTAATTGCTCCTTGGGATATTCCCGTTGTTGTAAGAAGTCCTGATAAGCCTGGCTTAAATTCTGCTGGGTTTGACCCTGCTGTTGCTCTCCGGCCCCCGACAACGCCCCAATATCCTGATATGCCTGCGACTGACCTTGTTGCGATAAACCAGCCAATTGCTGACCACCCGTCAAAGCTCGATCACGTTGGATATTATATTGTTGGCGAGCCTCATTAAGCCCTTGCTGGTAAATTCCAGCAAGATTCCCTTGCAATTCGCTACTCACATCACGAATGGCTCTATTGGTAAAATCAGCATTTCTGGATGATCCAAACTGCCCCGACCCAATAAAGGTGGAGTTAATATTGGGGAGTATGTTTTCCTGAAGATTCCGATTGGTTAATTCAGTGGCGCGATTAGCCACACCTTGAATATAAGGGCTTTCATATTGGCTTAGTTCTTGGCGATTAAAAGGACTTGTCGCATATTGCGTAAGCGCAGTTCCTTGGTTAAACAGGTTCCGATAAGCCCCTTGCTGGTTTCTGATACCCTGAAAAGCGTTTAATTGATCTTGATTAAACCCAGCAACCCGTTGTCCCGGGAATGGACGATAAGGTTCTTGAGCCGTACCGACTGCATTTGTAGCTAATCCACGAATAATATGCTGGATATAAGGGTCATATCCGGTCGTGCTATCAATCGTGGTGGTAGCGCTCGGAGCCGGTGTGCCTTGCAGAAAATCAGATAATCCCATTCTTAATTCCCCAAAAACTTCATTGGATCAGAAATGCTCTTTGGTAAATGCCCCTTGTTACCGGATTTTTTGCCGCCATTCGTCCTGTAAGACCTGACTTTTCTAACCATTTCATCTAATTGCTTCGATCCCGCATTACTTGAACCATTGCCTAAATGCGAAACCACATCCGCAGGAATAACATATTCTCCATCCCCCAATCGGGCATTAACACTATCCGATAACCCATCTCCATCACCCATCACATAGCCGGGGCCTTCATGAACAGCCCCCCCTTCGGCACGGCTGCGGACTTTTCCTGGATTGGGCTGATTGAAGTAAAGAACCTCTGGATTTTCACCAGCATGTAACCAATCCACTGTTGGATAGATTGCATCACGATCAATCACGATATTCGGATCAAATGGCGTATTGTCATAAGCTGGATTAATGCCAGGCGTTGCCGCTTTAGGCTGTTTAGGCTGCTTTGAGCCAGCTAAGGCCAATAATCCACCGGCCCCGGCTAACAAAGGCAGACCATATCCACCTAAAAGACCGCTAGAACCCGAAGATTCTTTAGCGGCTTGCCCTGCCCCTTCACCTATAGCCTTAGTCGTTGCTGCGGCTGCTTGCGCAGAACCCCGCCCGCCAAGCAAACTTGATCCTAAAGATTCCCCATTATTCAAGAAACCAAGTGCGCCGCTAGGGCCAAATAAACCAGCCCCACCATTATCAGATAATCCCAAAGCATTTGAAGCAATCCCCGTTCCTAAACCAGTCAATAAAGCCGTAGGCAAGCTATTGCCTAATAGCTTTGATGAAACGCCACCAGCTAATCCACCTAAAATATCCGAGCCAGTCAGGTAAGAAGTCCCCGCCCCAATAGCTACCGGAAGCACCTTCTTGCCTATCTTCTTTACACTTTTGAAAAACCCAAATTCATCTAAACCTGTATCTGGATTGCCTTCTTGTGGGAAACCCACAATATACTCATCTGGATCAATGCCATCTTGCCGCATTTCACTGAAAATAGCCTGCGTCAATTCAGGGTTTGATTGCAAAAACTCTGGCGGCAAAACCAATTCACCCGGCGTCACGTGAGCCAAATCACTATCGGCCCCTCGACCATGCTCAGCTAATTCCTCATACGGGCTTTCAGATGATTCATGATAAGGGCTTTCCCCACCATAAGGATTTTCAAAAGATTCATCCGGTAGCTCGGTGGGAACATTATAAGGGCTTACTTCCGCATAAGCATCTTCGGCTTTTACCTGACCTCCTTTAGCGAAGGCGGTGCTGTGCCCCCCACCGCCCTTGGACGTATCGCGCTCCCTGGCTCTATTGCCTTGATCCGATCTGTTTCCGCCACGGTCTCGATCTGAGCCACCACCGGATTGAGGTGCGCCAGCCCGCGTCGCCCGATCTTCCTGAATGCGACCTGTTGCTATGTCGTCTGATATAGAGCGTGCCGCATTCGTTTGTGCCCTAGCTGCTCTATTAGCTCTAGCTTGGCGAATGGCATTCCTATAATTTTGTCGCCCAACCTCACCTGCCCCATAATACCCGGAAGCTGCGCCAGATTCATCAACAACGCCAATGTCTCCGCCTAATGAGCGCAAATCAAACACATCGCCAGTGCCATTTTGAATGGTTTCTCTAAGATTGTTTGCAAAATTTCGCCCTAATGTATTTCCCAAAAATGTAGCTCCGGGGATTGCGGCCGAAAATGCAGCCAATGGGCCAAAATTGGTGGCTACACCGCCAAAACCAGGAATATTAATCGTCTTTGTGTCGTAGAAATTTTTGTCAAATACACTTCGCGCTATATTGCTTCCAATTGCGCCGCCCGGCCCAAAGCCGCCAGCTATTCCACTAGCAATCCCTCCCAACCCTAAACCGCCGCCGCCCGCATACGGATCATTTAATGGCCCTCTATAATCTATTTCCCTAATTGGGCCTCCACCTCGGCCTTCTCTATCTGCGTCTCCACTTCTCCCACCGCCCAGTCTGCCGAGAAGGGTTGAAATCCCCGCGGCACTAGGAGCGGATGGTTTGACGGAGGAAGGATTAGGCGAAGGCGTTGGAATGCCAGATGAATTAGTAGCAGGCGCTCCTGGCGTTTGCCCTTGCGGGCCATACAAATAATCATACCAATTAAATTCAGGCCCATAGCCGTAGTCGGGGAAAGGCAAGCCTGTATATGGATTAATCTGCCTAGTTACATTAGGAGCTATAACCGCTCCACCTGTGGCGTAATGTCGCTTATAAATCTTACCCATTGCTTACCTGTCTCGCTCTTAAAGCCCAATCCAACCAATCCGCATAGCCTTTAGGATCAGGAATATTTGCATCTAACTGCCTCAATCTCTGACCCCAATCTTGCCAATTTGTTCTATCTGTAGTTACAAGCACACCCATATTATCATTATATACTACACTAGACCAGTGTAAAAATGTGAAATATCTAGGGTCTGGTAGGTTTAGAGCCATTATCTTCTCCCGTCTGTGGGTTCCATTTCAAACATGATTTCCCCTTGCTGATAATCCCCGCCGATCTCATTGCTTTCAAACCTTACGATCAAAAGGGGCGCGTTGACTTTCATGTCTATTTTGTCTGTTTGATTATCAAAAGGCTGCGAATCCACCTCAATAAGTGGGCTATTTGGATAACGCTTAGTCATTGTGGTTACAGTCATATTTCCGGCTAATAAGAAATCAGGCTCAATACGATTAAGCTGTATATTGGAATTTGCCCCATTCCAGCCGCTTTGAAACGGCCCTTCTCGCGTAAAAGATATAAAAGGAGTTTCAAAATATGACTGAATAGCTTCCGCCTGATTCCCAATTATAGCATCTACACCTGATTCATGTAAAAACACCGAAGCACCACCTGACATAAAATACACTTCTACAATGTTAAATGGTGGGGTTCCGCCTGTAAATTCTCTCACACGCCATGCTCTATGTGCGCCTACACTATCGAATGTTATAATATTATTGGTATTTGCTATATAATTGACAAAGGTTAATTGAGCATAAGCCATATTCCAATTTATTAAATCGTCGCTATATTCAAAAGCCAATCTGTGTAGATCGGTAACATCAACTCTAATTCTTATTTGAGTTATTTCTTTTTGCGTATTAACGCCATAATCATAAGTAATTGTACTGCCAGATGTCATTAAACACGATGTCGAGAAATCCCCATCAAAGGCATTAGCGGCTACGCCGGAAGATGAATAAGCTGTACCATTAAGCTCTCGAACTAAATTGGTTGAAGGTTCAGCCCCAACCCATATCGGTCTATCAAAGACCTGGGCGAAATATCCGCTTGATCTTGCTATTCTCGTATCGTACCAGCAATTCTCCCGAACATTATAAATGATTGCCGCGTTGCATTCTATAGAATCCCCAAACGGGAAATGCCACCATATTTCCCCATATCTAGGAACCTTTGTCGCCCAAACCTTTTGGCGATAAGCCATGTTCAAATTGTCAAAAAACCAATTGATACTTACATTATTTGGAAGCTCTTGCACAACGCCATTGAATAGCAAGAATCGATCAACCCCAACCCAATAGTAAATTGAGTCATACTCAATAACACACTGAGAGGACATAATAGAGCTTTGACCGGAGGCCGTCTGGAAAGAAAAAACCGTTTCACCACCTGTAAATTCAGCAACTATCACAGAATCCAGCGACCAAAAAATAGCGCCCGGCCCCGATCTGCCACTTCTTGCGGCCAACCCTTTTACAATCTTTTGCCGTGCAACTCTAGCACGACCGGCTTGATTTCCAATAACGGGTGTCCATGTGGCAGGTTCATTAGGACTACACCACGCAACAAATCCATCCGAACCATAAGCAAAGCAAAAAGGTGGACTAACACAAATTCCCCCTGAAACAGGTGGCGCGCCCGTGTCTATCAAAGGAGTATTAGCGAGAGCATTGCCGTAATAAACAGGTGTCGCCTCCGAAGAATCTATGGCGCGTAGATTAGGAGCCGCGTGAGCCATTATAGCTGTTTCCCCACTGCCCGCCGCTGCGTCTGGAAACCCATCCATTTGCCACATATTATAGCTATTGGCTATAAACCCGGCTGGGGTTCTGTCTCCAATTCCACCCCCCATACCAGCTTGATCTATATCCGTATATTGCAGAACGGAATCAGACCCCATGTAAATTCTGATAGAGCCATCTTCAGTATGAACAAAAGTCCCTCGAATCGGCCAATTAGCGGATTGTGTGATGCTCTTGTAGCCACCCATTTTGCGCCATTTACCCCTTTGAACCCTAGCGTGCTGAGCATCATTGGAATATGAGCCTTCAATAGCTGTCCCGTCCCTTTTGAGGCCGCGCTCCATAATTAATGGAAAATATATCTTATCTCCAGCTCTTGGCATTAACGCAACAACCCTAAAACAAGCATGTCCATATTGTCATATAACAATGCAGAATTAACAGATGATATTCCTTGAGCTGTAACCGCTCCACGCTGTACTCCAGATACCGTAAAATTAACACTTCCTGCCGAATGATAGATTCCGTCTGTAGGCGACCCCGTAAAACTTATGGGAGGCGATGCCGCCGTGCCATCTGCAAATGTCCCTGTTACGGTCGGAATAACCGTATCAGCATCTACAATGTCAGTTCCGTTATTATAGACCCATACCGTCTGTCCTTGCGGAATCGGCACGCCGACACCACTTGCCGTTCTAGCCGTTAATCCAAAAGCCCCGGTCGTATTATTCCGCAGAATATATGGCGCGAATATAGCCGGGAAGATTACACTGATATTGCCCGTGAGGACTCCAGTAAACGTGATGGCAAAATTATTAGCCTCTAAAGAGGTAAGTGTTACGTTTACATTGCCGCCAACATTACGTGTCAATTGCTCGAAAGAAAACGTAGTAGCTCTACTTAACCCAACAGTAAACCATCTGGTTGGGCTTTGGGAGAATACGAATACAGATTCGCCAGGGACAAGGGCCAAAGACAATTGACCGTCTATCGTATGTCCAAACGAAGAAAATAAAGTCAATTCCGCCGTGCCGCTATTATGGACTCCGACCATATATCCAGTTCCGACGTTAGCTGCGCCAATGTCCGGTAAAAAGACGACACCAGTACCACCTGTCCAGTTATATATATTTCCTCTGTTCGCGGCGGTTAAGTTGGTATTGGTATTTATAGTTAGAACCGGATAATTTGAATTGAGAGTTGAGCCTATAGCCAATAAACCACTTCCAGCCAAAGCCGCTGCATTCGCGCTTGATGTTGCCGCGCCAAATTGAACGCTATTCCATGTACCAGCCGAAGTAGAATTATCTGTAATATATAAAAACCATGCTTGACCAGATGCAATTACAGTAATAGCCGTACTGCCAAAGCGATTAATCGTAATGCTATTTAAGCCCACATTTCTAATTAAAAGCGGGCTAGGCAAACTTGTTTCATTGGCTGGCGGCACAAATACAGTTAATCCACCTACCGTTGCCGTAATCTCAATTATTTGTACCGCAGGCGTTGTTGTTCCACCATTAACTTCCGGCCAGTCAAGCTGCAAATCCGCAGATATATTATAACTAATATATCCTTCATCTGTGGATTGTATTGGCGTTCCGCCAAAGACTTGCGTATAAGCCATAGTTAAACCTCGTGTTGCTGCGAATTATCAATCTGCCTTTTTTGCTGCTCTTGCAAAGCGCTTCCCAATGCAGCGCTATACATTTGCTGCCATGTCGCAATCCGGGCATCATCTTTTAGGAATGATGCTGTTTCCAAAAGGCAGGCATAAAGCAATAAATCAGGATAATTCTGCGTGTATAAATTTGTCTGACTTTCCTCCGAAAGAGGATTTATTTTCTCATAATAAAGAATCTCAACAGGATAATCGGCGTCTGGCGTCGGGCAGACAATCCAGTGATTGAAATCATAATCTGCATAATACAATGGGATGCCGACTTGTGTTGGCTGCGGCCAGTAAGTCCTTACAGTCTCATAAGAACGATAATAAAGGCTTTGGAATTTATCAAAAGTGTTTGGAAACAATATAGGATCTGTTCTTATAGATATATTAAAGCTTATCGTCTCACGCCACCTTTCCGGCTTGGAAAGCAATGGATTACTTGAAATTAAATTGGCAATCACCGGAATCTTTGTCGGCAAAATTTTTGCTTCTCTGGCCAGCCTATTCTCGGCCAGCATGATAAACCTAGGAATCTGTGGATAGACAACAGTATCAAATATCTCGCCTCGATCAAGATATCGACGGATATCCTCGATCAAAGAGGAATATGTCATTGTCTCGATAGGCATTATAACCCCATTACCATTCTAATGTACTTGAATAAATCAGGTGAAATTGCAAAAATCGCTATTCCGATTATAAACAATAACATCTTAGAAATTATTTTCAAATTTGCCGCATATTCGGCAACAGGCTCAAATCTTTGTATAACCTGATTCGACATATCAAGCATGTTGGATAAATATTCAATTTTGCCATTTATAGAATCATTAAACTTTTTTATAGAACATATTTCTATCGTCAAACCTTCTATGGCTTTACCAACCTTTGCTAACGTGCAGTCTGTTTCTTTAAGGCTGTCATTTAATTTTTCAAGAGAATCATCAAGCTTATCAAGCCTTATGCCTAGGTAGCGATTCTCTGCTTTCATTTCGGTTATTGAGGTACTTAAATTTAGATAGCTACCGTTCTCCATATTAAGCACTCCAGCCGCTTGAAATATCATAATCCTCTACGGCTTCTAGCGAAGTTAGGGCATGAATCGCCTGTTTGTGTACCCTATAATTATCTATGCAATGCTTAACAATGCCGCGTGCCCATATTCCGAAATTTACCATTTTCTCTGGAGTTTCAATCGGCCCAAAAGTCCCATCGTTCATAGGCCATGTTTCGGTTTCTCCCCAAACGGTATCCCCTAAAATAGCTAAACGAGCCAACAAAGAATTGCCTGTAATCCTATTTTGCTGCTGATCGCTAAGAAGAACGGTTTTACCACCAAATAAAGGACATGGATAATTAGAAAGAACCACCCCCATTTGATTATCCAAATCTTTAATCTTTACAGCTTTCTTCTCAATAAGAAGCTCGGCATCGGTTTTATACGGTAAGGGGACATACCCGTCACTTAATAACTTAGATATTTCGGCATCTTCAATAGATCGGCTCTCATAGCCAATAACTTCATCGCTTCCATCCAATATTTGACGACCAACAATGGTTTTATCTTCGTTAAGGTATTTCCACTCGCTCATAATTCAGCCCCCGTGAAATATATTGTGGCATTTGCCGCATTCGAGCTAAGAATGGTCGGCGCTCCAGCCGCAAAAGCTCCGGCAGCAGTAAATTGTAACAAAGCCCCATCTTGCCCCCCGGCGTTAAAAGTAAGTGTCGTCAATGCTTGCGATAAGGCCGTAGTAGCAACCGTGAACTGACTTGCGGCAGAAACGACAACTCCAGTTACAGGAGACCTAACCCTTGGAAATCTTATTGCAACAAATCCAGTGGTTGTATTTTGCAAATAGCCAACAGCTATAACATTGTTAGCTGCTGTTGACGATATTGCGGGTAAATAATATTCGCATAAAGCTAGTTCCGTGGCAGTTGGGCGAACTTCAAACGGCATAGACCCCTGCCCCGGCATTAATGATAAATTCCACAACTGGAACCCATTACCAGTGGTAACTTGAGTCGTGGACCATACAAAAACAATAACACTATTTCTCGCTCCGCCGACGCCCGGTGATGAGGGGAATGCAGTAATAACGTTTGGCCCAACCGGAGTTATTTCTCCAGTAGCTTGTACCGTTACATTGTTTGTGAAGAAATTCCCTGGGGTATAATTCGTGCTGGCCCAATTATTTACTATATCCAGTGTTACCGTATCGATGGCCCCTGTCCATAATAACACGGCATATCTCAATGTAATGCCAGCCGTTGTTGTTAAAAAATTACCAGAAAACGTCATAAATTGACCAGCATTAAAATCAAAAATATTAGAAGCTTCTATAACCTGAGCTACCCCAAATCTTTGAGACCCCGCTATGGCGTTTGTGAATTGTCCCCTGGTTCTTGAAAAACCAGTTGTCGCTAAAATGGTTGTATAATTAATAGCGCCACTTTCCGATAATCCATACCACCTATCAAAACCATAGGTTCCATCCGTCATTTGCGTTAGATTGCGTCGATTAATAGCAAATTGCGGATTAATCAATCGATTGCGGAACCCAGATAATGAACCAGCACTAGCTCCTATGTTAATTGGATCGCTTAATGTAGCGTTAGTTAGCGTCAAATCAGTCGAACCAGTCCCGCCATCAATCGGCTGTAAGGGTTGGCCTACAAAGTCTTGAAAAGCACTAGGCATTTCCTATACCCCATCTATTACCGAGCAAACCACATCAAGAGATGCTGCCGCCGAAGACACCACTGATATTGAATCATTTTGCTCTAAAAATAAATTAGGTACTGTGGCTTGGCTCCCAAGGGCCATAGTGGCATTAGCGGGAATACTTATTTGCATCAACCTTCTCGTAGCTGCCGCTGAATTATCAAAAAATGATACAGTCGCCGTCACAGCTGCTCCTGTAATATTTGATATGTTAAGCAAATTAACCATTGTTCGAGTGGTTAATGTATTGGTGACAATTGTTACAGGAGCCACCCCTACTTGAAAAGACGTTGTTCTTGCTGAAATTGTCATGTTCTAATCCTCAAAAACCTCTACCCCGCCAGGCCCAGTCAAGGGAACCTCCGGCCTTGTTAAACGTAAATTCACCCTATCCACTTTTTGTGGAGGCAAACGCCAAGGGTCTTTCACATCATAATCTTTCTCGCAAACCAATAACCCAGGAGACTGCCCGTCTCGAATAAGCTCATTCAGCTTGTATCTAAACCCACACCGATCACATATTCCCCATGCTATTTCGGGCGAAGCCCTTCTACCCGTGGACATTATCTGTTCCTCGTATAAGTTCTAATGTTCGCGTCAAAATATGTTACAGAACGATCCGTTTCTTCAATTTCGGCCCAATTCATAGATTCGTCTGCCAATTGCTTTAATTGAGCAAATCTCGCCGTAGCTTCCGGTATCTGCAACGAAATGCGTGCAGCCAACCCCCTCGAAAAAGCGTCAAGCCACCTTCTCGGTATCTCCACATTATCCTTAACGCTGACCACGTCTTGAATATGCCTATGAAGCAAAACAACATAAATCTCATAAGTATTATCTGGCGCAGGCCAGAGAAATAACCTTGGATTAGGCGCTTGCCGGTCAAACCAATAATTATAAGGCCGTCCAGAAGTATTTTTGAACGGCAGATTAAAATAATCATCCCGATTATACGCCGCTGTCTGTAGTTCGTAATCATTATACGAATAAGATAATTCCCTTATAGAGACAAAATTCCCATCCGTTTCTCGGATTCGCCAATAAAAACCCGAATCCTTGGTATCAACATCGTACCAATTCCAAGTGTTATCGATATAATCCTGAACACCCAAATCAAGCACGGTGGAATATGTTACCCCATCTACACTAGACTCTATTACATAATGGTTAGTTACATCGCCCTGCGTTCTAAAACCAACACAAGTCAAGTTCTGATTGCTATTATAATGAAACCCTACATATCCATCCGGTAATATTTGAACTAAGGCAGTATCGAAATTCTCATCAAAAGCCAGATTGGCATTGCCGGAACTAGCAAAAGGTGTTCCAGTACCGCTTGTCGTGGTAGCGTTCCTTTGAACTCTGCGAACTTGAACATTAATTAAATCAACCGTTCTTTCCGGCAATTCATAAGTTTTTTGACCGGAATAAAGAGGAATAAGATGCCTCTGTAAGGCCCATAAATTTGTTCCTCTATTGACCATTTCTTGCTGTAAAAGATTAAGCTGCCTGATAGCAATTCGTATAACTTCGGCGCTTATTGAAGAAGACGGCAGACCGCATTGCTGAATCGCATCTTCGATCAGCTCCATCACGGTCATGTTAAAACTGTATTGATTACTTGTTGCCATCTCTATTTCTACCTACAAATCGCATACCATAGAGCGGCCTGCCTTATATTTTAAGTATATATTTTTCTCACCTTTACAGCAAGACCTAGCCGTATATTCCCCCGTCTAAAAAGGCGAAAATTAGACGGGGCGGAGGTTTTTTAAGCCCCCGAACCGTTAATCGTAAAACAAAACTACTGTTACCCCAGGGATACTTACTTGAACCGATAAACCATTTGTCGGCTTAAACCCTTCCGCAGACCATATTGGATTATAATAACTGCTTCCTAATACATAAGCCGTATAAAACTCATTATTTCCATCCATGTCTGACAAACCAACTACGGCAGCTGCACTAGGATTATATATATAAATCCCCCTAATTCTTCTTAAATCATTAGCGTCCCAAATCTGTTGGGAAAAGGCAAATGAATCAGAAGTCACATTCAATGAACTTAGATACGCTCCATTTCCGGCGCCAATAGTCATTAATCCACAAACAAGGCTACAGACAGCCCCCCTCCGCTTATCGAAACATAAATTCCGTCATAGAAAGTAAACCCCTCCCCAGACCAGTAAAGAGGCCCTTGAGACGATCCAAGAACCGGGATCGTAAGAACAGTATTGCCACCGCTCCCACGATCTAAAAGCGAAAAAGAGCCAGCCGCTCCGCTATTGTAGAACTGAACGCCCCTAACTCTGCGTCGCACTCCCCTTGGAACAAGCTGCGTTGTTGAACTAGCGACATAGTTTGTGAGATAAGCCCCGGTTCCAGCCATTTTAACTACCTAAAGAGTAAATTATTGTTGCCGTTACGCCAATCGGTATTTCGACATACATATCTTGTGTGAAAAGCAATCCAGAGTTTATCGATATGTAATTTGAGCTATTAGGCAAAATCCTTAACTCGATTTCTTTATGGCCTAATAGTCCACCATCCCAAAAAACCAGCTGATCTTCGCTTGCGCTTGTCGAAACGTAATGAATGCCAAGCAACCAAACGGGCGATGCAAACACTTCACCTGTTACAGTCAAATATTTCGTATCGGTGCCTGCGCTTAAACCTACTGTCATGGCGTCCCCGTATCATAATAAATCGTTACTCGCGTACCTACCGGTAAACTAACATATAAATCTGTCGTAAATTTAATGCCTTCACCAGAAAACATAGAATTAAATGATACGCCGTTAGCCCCAGGAGATGCACGCTGATATTTAATCGTTCCGCCAGCACCGCCGTCTCGAAGAATAATATCCCCATTTATAGCTCCTGACACCCCATCCATGCCGCGAAACATGCAAGGGCCATTTACAGCCGCCCCGGTTGCCGTCATGTAAACGGTTAAGTTTTGAATACCTTGTCCTGACATGATTAAGCCTGTGTCACACCCAAAGCGCCAACCGTTGTCGCAAACGGCCCAGCTTGAATGCCCTCTAACATCAAAAGTACCGCCAAAATACGCGAACCATTCGGGGCAGCACCCGCAGGAGTAATCGTTCCACGGACATCGCCCGTAGTTGCCGTAGCCGTATTTGTATCAGCTACAACTACCGTCGCCGCATTATCAGCTGTTGTATTATCCCATCCAATTCGCGCCAAGAACCCACGGTCTCTAACTCTAAAGGGGAATCCAAAGATATTAGTCGTTCCAGCCGAAATATTAGACGCTGCCGCCGAAGTCGTAATGCTTGTGATAAAAGCAAAAGCTTTTTGAAAATTCGCGGTTGTAATATTCGGGCCAGCGCGAGTTTCCGTCATAGCCTGCCCGTACTGATCGAAGCCAGATACAGTAATATTAACAGCGCTTAAATTAGCCGTCGAAGTAATGCTAATCGCACGCGGAACATCTAATCGATATGCTGTAACACCACGAACTGTAGTCTGCGTAACGCCAGCGCCCGCTGTCAAAACCACATTGCCAGCACCCGCCAAAGCCTGAGAAGCAGCCAAATTATTAGTGGCCGAAGCCGCTGGAGTAATGATAAAATTATAAGTTAAACCGCCAGGCCCCACCCCGCGACCAGATGGGTTGTTAATTGATCCAATCGAAGAATCGCTTGAGCCAACAATGCCCGTAACAGCATTGCCTAAGAATAAATAATCACTAATGTGCATTTCAAAATACTCCCATGAAGGAATTATGTTTAATGGCAGACATTATGCGGTCTGCCAGCGCATTTTTGTTAAAACCCTGCCGAACCAATAATATCGCGCCATTCTGTCCAGTTGAAAGCGAAACGATCATAATTCTTGATCCGCAATGCTTCAGATGTGAAAGAAGGCTCCATTGTTAATTCGATCTCAGTACGTTTAGCCATGAACAACCCGTGATTATTCGGGTTTTTATCCATAGAATCCGTTTGGATAAACCAAGCCGAAGGCGAAGTGAGACGTTGCATGACAACATATCCATCGCTAAACAGCGGATTCAATGGGTTCTGGTCGTTGTTATTCGTACCAGTCCGCAAATAAGACTGAAGAATAACAGGGGCTTGCAACGAAAGAGCCGTAGGAACAATTAGCTTTTTCGGGTTTAACTGAATAAACCGACCCGTGTTATCCGTAAACGAATAAATCTGCGTTACCGCTTGTTCAACCGCAGTCTGCGATAAAACAGGATCACCAGCCACCCGGTTACTTAGTGTAGAACCACCCAACGGTGATGCAACAGCTAATGGGTGAGCCGTGCTAACCAAAGGCTGACCATCGCCAGGGTTAGCCGTGAAGCTTGAGTTAAACGCAAAGTTTAGAATATTTGCGCCTTCAATTTCACGACGTTCCATAGCAGAGATCATCAATTCAGTCGAATAACGCATGGCAAGATCAACATGCTCACCGTCATCTAACGATTCACGAGAAATCGGAACCGCCAACGAATAAGCCTGATAAACCAGCCGGGTTAAATACTGAGTCGAGAAAGAAGTATATTGCGTAGGGCCGCCAGACGGTTTCAAAGATGAAACCGGGAGACCCGTCATATACACTTCTTCATGGTAAGCGCGTTCAACACCTTTTACGATTTTGAAAACCTTGTCATATTGAGTCGGTCTCGTTTTGTAATTCTCAGATACTACGTTAAGGATAGGTTCAACTACGCCTTGTAACTGAGCATTAGTAACAATACTACCTTGTGCCATATTCTATACTCCTTATACCCCGGCCTTATCGCCAAAATACTGCGAACGACCGATTTGACCTTGGACGATCACGAATGGATCACCCCAATTGTTATTAGGCAAAGGGGCTAACCCAGTTACCCGGAATTGACCTACGCCAACACCTCTTGTTGCAACACCCAACGTGCATTGAGAGCGACCCTGACTATCACTGGCAGTGATGTTCGTAAAGTTTGCGGTCTCCCCCACAACGTCCGCGCCGACAGACCCGTCGAATTGGCAATAATAAACCAAATCGCCTGCATCTGTATAAGCAACATCTGTCGAAGTTCCCGACTGCAAAACCGTGTTTGCGGGCCAGGAAAGAGCATAAACCGGACGACCTCCGGCTGGAGTATAAATCACCCCGTCAAACACCCCAATCCAATCGTCCGTCGTTGATTGAATAGGAATAATATTACCATTGGAATCCCTGCGAACAGGTTGACCATAATAAAGACTTTGATTGTACCCACTCGGGATCAATCCCGTCCGGATACCAGATGCCAATGGCACAATGCCGGAAGTTTTACTTTCCGCGATTGCAAGGCCAAATGGCCTACTTACTTGAGACATATTTTAACCTCATGTCCATGATTGAGGAGTCTTCTTCGATCTCATTAAATTAATAGAATTGTATAGTTCCGCAGCCCCAACAATCTCACCACCCGTGGATTGAACAAATCCAGTTTCTTTAGCGAATTGCGCATCGGCCATTTCTCTAGGCAATTGATCGTGATAACGTTTCATAATCACGTTATAATCATCGACATGAATTTTGAAGCAAACTAAATCGCCTGACGACAAATATCCTTCCCACCCATTGATAGGCATTCCCGCGTAACGCTCGAATTGCTGGCCTTCCAGTTCATCCAAGGTAACTGGCTTATAGCCAAGTTTGAGTTTGAGTGCGACATCCGACCTTCCTTGAGGAGACAAGACTTCTAAATAAGTCACTTTCCAATCTGGCCCCAAATCAGGGATCGGATACTTCCACATTCTAAAATCATTGGTTTTTCTAAGTTCTTCTTCAGTAAAATCTCTAGCCCCGCGAGACTCCTTTGCGCGGCTCGATTCTTCGATGAATCGCCTAAATTCCTGATTGTTCTTATGGAACACGTCAGGATCACCTTTAATGCCGTTTACCGCATTGTTCATGCGCAAATCGGCTTCCTCATCACGCACTATATCCGCAGCGCGTATAATCACAGGCTCATTCGGTTTATTAGCCATGTTTAATTCCTCTTTCATTAACCTTTAAGCAAGAAACTAAATATCTATCCAAATCTTGCTTAGTGAAATTTCCTTTTGACCTTAAAGCTTCTAATCCAAGCCTTTGATCTTTTGTCAATTGATTCTCCGCGTCTTGAACGCTTATTCGCCTTTTAATCGTTGCCACATTGCCTCCATTAACGCCCGCAGAACCAACCGGCACTTTCGCTGGCGCAGCTGGTCGTTTTAATGGCGTAACATTATTTTCTTGAGTGTCGTCCTCATACCGATATGCAAAAATATTCTTTGAATAGGAATCAACAGCTTCCCAAAATTTAGGGTTATCTCTTGTTAATCCACTCAAAAGAAGGCTATTAGCATAAGTATCAAGAAGCCCCATTTCTTCACGATCGGCACTATTTACCCAAGGATTTAACTCAGTGAATTTCTGCGCCAACAAATGCGCCCGACGCTCAGCATCGGCTTGAGCCGCTTGAGGCTGAGCCTGCGGTTGAGCCTGTTGCTGCCAAGCGTTCTTTTGCTGTGCAAGCTCAAGCTCATATTTGATACGATTAGCTTCACTAATTTCTTTTCTAAGAGCTTTAACGGCTTGCTGATCCGAATTGACAATAGCCGCAGATAAATCATCCTCAGCCCTATCAATATAAGCATCTACATCACTAATTTTATCTTCAATATTAGATGCCCTGGTTTGAACCAATCCACGCCTTAACTCGTCCAATTCCCGACGCAACAAAACATTGGCCTGTTCCATCTCCAAAAGACGCCGTTGCTCTTGAAGGCGATAATATTCCTTCTTGGCCTTATTCTCTAAACGTCTTTGGCGGTTGCGTTCTGTTTTAGCGGAAACCTGCTCTTGAGTATCAGTTTGATTTACAGGCTCGTCACCATCTAAAACAATAGCTTCTTCTTGAGATTCCTTCCCAAGGTCAAGGGCTATCTGACCCCCTTCGGGCTTGCTATCAACTGGCTTCTCAGGCTCGGTCGTAGGCGCTTCATTATCAAGAACGATCTCGATTTCGTTTTCTAAATTCTCTGTATCAGCCATTAGATATGCCCCCAATATTTCTTAATATCTAAGGGATTACCGATTATTACCCCGGCAATATCCCGTTCACGACATAGGCCAAACCCAATCAAACGACCGCTGCTATTCGGGTCTTCTACCCCCCAACGATCAGGAGCCATTTTCACCGAACGCACAAACTGACCAGGCCGCACATAAGCGCCTTCCGGCCATTCCTCAAAAACCGCAGAACCATCTGGATTTCGTAAAATTTGCCCGTTTTCATCCAATGACGGAGATTTATTCCTAAAAGCTAGCGGCCCTAAAGCCAAAACCCGAGCCACTACAATCTCCGCCTTGAATATATCCATTCCCGTTTCAGGGATGTATAAACTACCCACTTTATTAGGCGGCAATTGATACTGGATCAAAATAAAATCCCCGGTCGGTTGTATGCCGGGGTTCACATGCGACGGGAAATATTCAAGAATCTTCTTTCTGGTTTCCGCATCAATGTCCCCAATTTCATCCCAAGGAATATCGGGATACACAAAACCACTCACTTTGCTTTTTCTCTCAGACAACGAAACTACATTACTTGTAGTTATCTTTTCTGATAAATTCGCCTTTTTTTTACTCATCTCGCCTTTTCTCTTTTTCTAAAACATGATGAATCATCTGAAGAGCCTGCTTTAATCCTGAATATACACCCTGCATTTCGACATACTTCTCATACGGGGTTGGCGAAGAAAATACATCATCGCTATAGCGTTGCATTTCTTCTTTTATCATCTTTATGATTTCAGCTAATTCTTCGTTCATCAAATTACATATACTTTTTGTATCGTTCGCTTTGACTCATAACTTTAGGCATCTTCTCGCCTTTGCCAGACATCATGCCGCCTTCTTTGTATGGCTTGCCCGTCATGGCCATTTTCTTATGCTGATTGAGCTTCATTCCGCCCATATCTTTTTTCATCATAGGTTTTTTGGAACCCTTCATCTTATTCTCCTCTTTTTATCCGTAAAATCTTTTGATTTTACGGATTTCGGTTGTGAATTATATATTGTGTCCGTCATGTTTGCAAGCCCTAAAGGTAGTAGGCCGCTAATATAACCTTGCGGTGGTATGCGTATTTCACTATGCGGTTTTTCAAAATGTTTAATCTCTGTAAAATCACCATCTTTACCGGAAACCATGTATCTACGGTTATTGGGAATGATTATTTCGTTTTCATCTCTAAATTTTTGACCAAAACTTTCAGGCAAATGCTTATTAACCATGATAACCGGATCGCCTTTATAAAGCTGTATTTTGAACATAGGGCCAGTCTTGGATGTTGGAATATTAGTGGTCGAAGATGTAAAACCTCTTGAGGCTATTGTATCTCCAGGAGCAAGATTATACAGGTCTTTAACTGGCTCATCTTGAAGGTAAGAACCATCTTTTGTGTATTTCCTGGTTTTTATAGGCACAGGCAGCGAAACCGTGCGATAGACCGTCATATCCTCTTTAAGAGGCTCTGCAAGTTTTCTCAAACCGCCATACATCTCAGAATATCTGTCATCTACCGGAAACCCACCATTCTCCCGTAAATGATTGTTAAATTTGAGATACCCATCCGCCTTATAGCTAGCCAAGGCATCCTTAGCTTTCTTCAGCACATCTGGAATTGCCCCTTTTGCGGCTTTGATTCTTTGAATCAGGGACTTAATAGCCTCTGGCGTCTCGGCCTTTTCCGTAACTAGCCGATACATTTCCTCCAGAGCATTTGGAGATTGAGACATTCTAGTTAGGACATTACGCGCCGGGCCAGAATACCCACCACCTCCACCTTCTAAATCTTGAATGATTTTATCAGGTGTTCCCGTGAAAGGATCGGTGAACAAACCGCCACTATTATAAAGATTAATCTTCTTTTTGTATCTGGCCGGATTCTTTGGGCTATATTTAGGAATAGCCGTTTTACCTTGAGTTCTATTGTATTTTAGATAATTGAACCCCTTTTTAGGAGAGCCATACTTCTTCATGGCCTTGGCCTTGGATTAGTAAAATAATCGCCCGAAGTTATCTGCCCTCCCTGCTCGCTAGCTTTTACAGATTGAGCGGCTAAAACTGTCTGATTATCCTGCTCGTTCTTCAATATATCAGCCTGGATACGCATTTGTTCCGTTGCGTTCCTTTGTTCGGCTTCTTGCTTATCAAGAATCAGTTTAGCATCTGCCGTGTCTTTCTCTTGAGCATCCTTTTGAGCCTTACGCTGCAATTCCTGTAATTGCAGTTGAATCTCTGCCATAGCCTTTTCTTGATCGGCCTGTACCTTTTGCTGTGCAATCTGAGCTTGAGTTTGATCTTCTTGCGCCTTTCTTTGAACTTCTTGCATCTGTGCCTGCGCAACCAAAACATCCGGCGTTGGCTGTGGAGGCTGCTGAATACTTTGCATAAATTGTTGTATTTCAGCAAATTCTTTCAAAACAGGAGCAAAGATTTCTTCTATTTCTTTGCTAACTATTTGAGATACATCGGCGATATAATGATCCGACTGCTGGATGACATCTTCATCTTTAATCTTTAATATCTCCCCGATATCTGCTTTTGGATTGCCCGTGCTTTTCCTTAACAATTCGTTAGTCTTTTCATACATAAGCTGATTATAAGCATAAGCCATGTGTTCGCTTATATGAGAAGAAATCATTGGCAAGCTTGCCTGAGCCAATAATTGATTTTGTCGGATAATGGAGCTTTTTGCATAATCCATGTGTGTATGAATATGCGCCATGTGATCTTGCTCGACAAAGGCCACCACCGGACGGCCCAATGATATGGCAACATTCTCTGCCGCAGCATTGGTAATCTTTGGCTTTTGCTCGTCAATTAACAATTCATCTGGAGCCGGAACACGCAACAGGACAAGGCCACGCTTAATCAATTCCCGACGATTAAATACATCTCCAGCCTGATTGGCTAACTGTAAAACCGCCTGCAACTGTGCATATCTTTGTGTTTCTGCGAAGATATTAGGGTCTGAAACCGGCATGACATTGCAAATACCTTCAAAATCGCCGTCTTTTAGGAGGTCTTCGCCATATTCATTCTTAACCCTATCTCTATCGAGATATTTCTTATTCAAACGATAGATAATATCTAAGGACTGTGCCTGGGAGAAATGCGCTCGGCCAAAGATACTGGCATAAGTCTTTGAGCCTTGTTCGATAAGAGCCAAAGCCGTTCCAACTGGAGCCTGATTACCTACATCCGCTATCTTTTCCTCTGCCGTAGCAATTAATTGCTGCGCTTGCGAAGTCACTTCTTGATAAAGCTGAAACAATACCGTGGAAGGTGGATTAAACGGCAAAGGCATGAAAATTTGCCGAATATCAGTAATATTGGCGCTAGCGTCAATTTCTGTCACGCCAAGAGGCTCCATGCTAATGCTTTGACCAGAGAATTTATTGCCGCGAAGCTTTAACCCAGCCGGGAAGTTCTGAATATGCGCCGAATCAAGCAAAGCCCGCAAAGCCCCCGTAGCGGATATAGTTAGCCCACCCGCTATCTGATAAATGCTTGCCCCATAAACGCCACGCCAAGGAAAATACAAATATTCGACAAACCACTGAATTTCATTGGCAAATTCATCTTCTTCATCCCAATTACGATAAATAGAAAGAATGTTCCTATTCGCCGCATCAATAGTAATGATATATGGGCGTTCCTCGCCTTTAGCTAATTCATCGGATTCTATCGTATATCGCCAGTGACACTCATAAACTTCCCGAACGCCATCTTCATTAGAACCTTCTTGCTTACCCTCAATCTTGTTAGCAATTTGCTCTGACTTAGTTAGCTGTAATGCACTGCTTGAACCAGAAAAAGCCCCTTGTTCCTCATCTCCTACTTCACGATACAAGCCGTTCTTCACGCGCACCGCTATCTCATCCTTCGATAAGAACATCCTTTGTGTTTTACGCCTGGCTTCAATGAAAGACGAAGCGTGATAAGGAAGGATCATATCATCGATATAAACAGGTTCGATCTTGAACGTATTCTTATTGAAATTCCATAAATGTTTTATGTAAACAGACCCGCTTAGCGGGACTTGTGAAAGGACTTTCTCAAGAACATTCTTATACTCGGACTGAATGTCCATAGCCTGTAAATTGATAAAATCGCGTTCCCGCTCGGCTCGCTCAAGTTTATCTTTCGTGACTTTACCAAGAACCTTCATCCGAGCCGGGCCGTCCGGAGGTAGCAATTCCTTGCTGGTTCTGGATAAATAATCGATACAAGCCTGGGTAATAAGCGGGGAATTTACCTTGGAAGCTCCCTGAAATGGCGCGCCTGCCTCTTTATCCTCGGCAAGAAACGTCTTTTTCAGGGTATCTTTGTATAATTCGTCTCTTTTCTTACGAGCCTCACGATCCGAACGTATCAAATCAAGCATATCAGACGCAAGCTGCGATAGAGCCATATCATCCATGTCTTCGGCCAGATTATCGCCAAAACTATTGGATTTTTCAGGAGAAATCTCTATTGCTTCATCGGAAACAATCTCTATTTCGTCAGGATCATGATCATTAGGCTTTAAGATAATATCTTCATTATCGTTGTTATCATCAATCATTTATATTTTCCTAATTCTGCTATCTGTTCGTCAATATCTTTGAATATATATTTTTAGACAGATTTCTGTTTCCTAATTACTTTCATTTTATGTACTCAAACCGCGTATGGGTTAATCCTAGGTTGATACGGCGTTCTTTCCTCCGCAAAAAATTGCTCTCTTTCTCTTTCGCGCTCATATTCTCTTGCATAGCCCGCATCCTTATCATGTCTAATCATATCAGAATCGCGCAAATAAGCCAAAGCTTGCGTCATTGTATCCACAAAATCATCATGAACAAGTTTAGACCTAATGCTGTCAGGGCCAAATATCTCCACTTGCTTCATGAAACCATCTTCAGAGTTTTTGAACCAATCTTCTTCCATGACATTTTCATGAATGAACACAATCCCATTCTTAACTAAATGAGATATTGCATACGCCCTCATAAGCTTATCTTCGCGTCCAGGATTCCAGGCCATTGCCGGAACCATTACCGCCCGTAAATCCTGATAAAGACTTTGCCCTGACCCTTTATCCTCAATAAGAACCAAATCGGCTTTCTTTGACCATTTATCACCAAATTGCTCGCCGCCATACCGGACATTGTGAAACTCATAAAGAACCCGCTCTCTAAGTTCGGGATAGGTTAAACGACCATACCAACCATGAATGAGCATGGCGCTATACCATTGCGTTTCTTCATTGTAGAATATGCCCCAAACCGTGCAAGCGCTTGGGTCATTAGCGGTTTTTTCTTTGAATGCCGTATCGTAGGACTGGATGATATATTCAAACTTAGGCAAATCACCCTTCCATGTCTTAAACCACGATTTTTTAATGATAGCCCCTTCCTCTAAAGGAACAATCTCGCCATAAATTTCTTGCCGCCCCTTGGCCGTCCCTTCTAAAAGTGCAGCATTATCAAAGAATGAATCCGGCAAATTGACTTTATTCTCATAGCTTGAAGCATGGACGCAAACCACATCTCTACGTTCTTTAAGGCTAATAATCAAAGGAATTGGCCTTGGGGTCGTGGTTATGCACCATCTTGGCTTACTCCCTAAGCGCATCCCAAAAGATAATGTCTCAAAAGCCTCATCGGCGTATTGAAACGACGCTAATTCATCCAGCCACGCCCAATGAAACTGCGGGCCGCGAAACTTATCAGGGTCTTCGGCGGTATATCCCGTGATAATCGAGCCATTATGTAGCTCAATTTCAATATTTTGCTGGTTATATCGCTTAACAGCCGCCTGGGGGATAATCCTCAATAGCCCCGTAACCCCTTTGAAACATATACTCTCTACCGCATTGAAAGTAGGCCCAACCACTACCCCACGAGAACCAGGAATCCTAAATGCTTGTTCAAAAGCCCAATATGCAGCACACATACTTTTCCCGAATCCGCGTCCTGCTAATAGCATCCAGATATTCCAATCGCCTTTGGGGGCAAGCTGATTGGGCCTGGCTATTTTTTTGCGCCATTCGGCTATTTTGGCTAGGGATACGGCCTCCCATGGCTCCACATTGGCTAATTTGTTCTTTAGATCGTCAAAATCAGTCATTCGGCTCACTTTTCATTATATCGAGCAACGAATTAATAGCTTCCTGCTTTTGTTGCCAATCTACGGCAATATTAGCATTGACCTGAACGGATTGTTTTTGTGCGTGAATATACTTGGCAATTTCTTTATTTGCTTGCAATCTCAATGAGTTAGATGATTCCTCATCACGAGCAATCTTAACCATTTCAAGCAAAGGGTCGTATTTCTCCCCAAGCTCGTCCTGGATCATCTTCAGTAATGGATCGACCGGCATATTTTGTGTCATGCCATATAATTACCACTACAGGAAGTGTTTTACAAGAAAGTTTTGTATAAATTCTTTGTAATCGGTGATTAAACAAAAGGCTCCAGGAATTACCTTGAGCCTTTTGTGCGCGATAATGCTAGCACGTTATTTTCATCTTACCAGTTATTCATGGTAACCGCAATAGGAATCGAACCTATATCTGAAACTTAGAAGGTTTCTGCTCTATCCATTGAGCTATGCGGTTATTTCTTATTTCTCTTAGCCTCAGACAAAGCTATGGCCACGGCCTGTTTCTTGTTGATTACTTTCTGACCCGAAGATGACTTTAGCTTGCCACCTTTGAACTCTCGCAACACTTTCTCAACTTTGCTTTTCTTCATTTTCAAAATCCTCCATATAAGACTTAAACAAGTCTTTCATTTGTTTATTGACGTCAATTATATTCACATTATTTCTCACAAAAGAAGAACCATACTTCTTTAACAACTCCCAAAAGAACCCATTCATAAATGATGGGGTTAAAGACATACATTCAGCAAACGAGACGATAACCCTCATTCCTTTATCTAAATCTGGAATAATGTCATTAAACAACGCGAACCCATCTTCATAAGTATTCGCGGAAAGAATAGCTTTTTTTGCACAAGAAGCTACAAAGATATTTGTAATTATGTCGTTAAGCGTCACAATATACCATCCAGAAATCTAAGAAGATTTAACAACCAATCCATTTAGTTCTCCATGCTTTACCTTAATCCCAAACCCGTCTTTGAAAACAACGCCAGGGCCTTCGTGGTTGTGAAGAAACCCGTTCCTATCCATATAAACATCAACTGGCTTCTCACATACAATTACAAAATCATCATAAGGCCACCACATTAGATTGTGGTGGAACAAGCCAATAATACAATTAAGAACATCAAGTCGATAATCGGATAAAGAAAAGTATCCCAAACAATCTCTAAATAATGTCTCCTCGGAGATGCCAAGCTCATCAAGGTTTCCTAAAGGATAATTGTTGCTAATAAAAAACTCATATACAGGAAGTAGTTCAAGCCAGGAATTAAATGGGAAAAACCACATATTGAAATTCCACTTCTCTATCTTCCATAGATTTTCTTCCATTACAATGCTAGACACATCCTCTTGCAAGGAATCGGCTACATTTTGCCAAATTCTATCAGATATCGCGCCTATATGACCGATCTTCATCATATCTATTATTTTGTGAAACGTATCACATGAAGTAATAGAAAAACTATTTTTGTAATCACGTTTGATTTGCCTAATTTCTAAAAACTCTTTGGCATAATTGAACACCTCATCAAATTTGCCAATCGTTTCAAGGTAATAACGCCTAAAAAGATTTTTCAACGCCACATGAATTGTGTGCCTACAACTATACCAAATTAATCTATTACTATTAGACCCGATCCCTGGTGAGCTAAAATTTTTGGATAAATTCTCTTTTATGCAGCACCACATCAAATGTGCAGATAAAGGAGAATCAGCCCATATAACTTTGACATCTTTTCCGCTGTAACGCTTAGAGAATTTAATAAGCGCCGCGGATGTGTTGTCACGAGCTTCTTGCGTGGAATATTGAGAAAGCCCTGGATTAACCAGATACTTGTTTGTTAAAGCCTCAATTTGCTCTTTCTCAGCAATAGATAGCGTCATTATCACCTCGATTTAGATTTCTTCTTACCCTGGGCCTTGTTATCAAGAAAGAACGAAGACATTTCCCATTCTGCCCCGTGATGCTCAAAGAAGATTTTCATGTTTGGCCTCACGTAAAAGACAATATCATTACAATCTGTATTCACAAAAAATATCCACTTAGTCTCCCTTAAGAAATTCATTTTCTCCGAGTAAACTGAGGTGCCTTGTATCCTTATAAGGCAATGTCCGGTGTGTTCAGTTACATTAAAAAGCTCATTGCTCATAACTACCCCCTAATGTTTCACACCATTCTGGCTCAATGCCAGCATGGCTCGTTCACGCATGGTTTTACAAGCTTGGTGATCCTTGCCTAAAGATTGTTCAAAGGACTCAATCAGGCCAACAAGTGCTGTCAAAAACACATCATAAACAAGCAAACCAGAATACTTCTTGTTCTCAACCAGGTCAGCCAATGAACCCGAAAGGTCTTCATAATCCCTCAGGTACTTGATGGCTATTTCTTCTAATTCTTCGCTAGGTATCTCGATCATTAGAGCATCAACCTCTTTTGCATTTTTTCAATCTTTCTATTGATATGATACGGCAGATAGATGCCTCGGCTTTGAGCTATTACCATTAACGATATGAAAGCCATTACTAAATCGTTAATCCCATCTTCATCATCAAAGCAATCCCATGACACATCACCGCCATATACCTTTTCAAGAATATAAGGCACTTTCTCTGTTTTCTTACTTAAAGCTTTTGGATGTTGAAGAAGAACCTCTATCCACCTTGGCAATCTAGTATCTTCGCTTTCATCAAGTAATCGCCTGTATTTATCTTCGGCCTTATTCATTAAATACTTGATCTCGTCTCGCATTATATAGAATGAATCGTCTCTCATTATTTTACGCCTTCCAGATGTTTCCATTTAGGAATTATTAAAAAGTGATTAACGGTATCAATCTTGTAATTATAATCATTTTGAAACACCATATCCTCAAAATTATACCAAGCGTATGCTTGCACAGGATCACCCATATTATTTTTATAATCAACCAAGAAATCCACCAACTCCCCATCTTCATCCACAGCCATCTCAGGCTTAAACTCACTAATAGGACGCCATGTTGGCGTTAGGTTGGGTTTATTGGTTTCCTCTTCAACATGAAGTTCATATTCACCACAACCAAAGTCTGGCCTTGTAAAAACCCACGGCATTCCAGCTTTAGCCAGTTCCGCTTTTGGCTCACTTCTTAAGCAATAAGGATTATGTGGCTCACCTAAAAGGTTATTGCCCCAATACTTACAAGTCTCACATCTTATTTTCATTTATTCACCTTCATCCATTGTTCTTTGGTAAAGGCACTTCCTCAAAATCCACGGATTCCGAATAATACCCATTCGATGTTCCATACCAACGGATAGTCACATTGCCTTTGATCGTAGCTATCTTGTAAAACGTCCACGTGAAAGAATCGTTATACTGTTCTTTCGGGTTCTCATTGCTAGAAACTTCTTCAGCCATAAGAATAGGACTACCTATTAAATCATCCAAATCACCAACAATATCTTCAATATAAACGAACTCACAGCAATCTTGCGAATGGTGCATAATAAATTTTCTGTTACATGATGTTAAAAACAATATTTTGTCGTCAGCATCAGCATTGTCCCTAACAACATTTATTTCTTTTAATGTCAGACCTATTAAATCACTTATATTGTTGCTCATTTTTCGCTCTACTTTCTTTCTGCCAGTTTTAAGTTAAACCCCTAAAACACTTACCAATAAAAACATTCCCATACATAAAATCTCCAAACGTTTGCTCATTAAAACAAATCCTCACCCTTCCAACGCCAAACCGCAAAAAAAGCCGACGAAAATAAAAGGTAAACTATGCTTAAAATTACACAGTAAATAACAGGCAAACTACCAGGCACATTGATCAGTGATTCGGCCCACATCAACCAAAAAACCATCACTCCGATGACCACCCCACAAAACCATACAAACAGGATCGTCTTTAACAACCCATAAAGAAGAAAATCTAAAATATCACTCATCGCCCAAAGCCTCCTTTGCTTTTTTTATTGATACGTCAAAGAATTTCGGCAATTCCTCTACAGTGCTTGAATCTGCTGCAAGAGCAAACTTCGCTAATGTCATATCCATCATCATATCATATAACGCCTTCCTATACTTCTCGGCCTCGATCTCGGCTGAATGCTCGGCGCGGGTGTTCCAAAGTGCCCTTGCACTTTTTCTTGATTCTTTTATTGGGCTTGTGAGTCGGCAGTTCCAACATTGAAAATAGTGATGCAGCCCATCCCATGTAGTGTGCGCATGGATATCGGTTGATCCACACCACGGATTAGGACACGGCTTAAGATCGGTGGTCATTCTTCCCTCTTAGTTGCTTCTTTCAAACCTTCAGAAAATTCCTCGGCAATGTCAGCCACCGGCTTTGTGATAAGTCGAACCGCCGTCAACGGAACTTCTGCAACCGCACCGGTCGTTTTCACAACATCACCAACTACGTCAAATAGTGATTTAATCATCCCTTAATCTCCCACTCAAACTTCTTACCCATTACCTCACACAATATCGCCGCATCCCCAATACTTATCTGCCTACCCTCAAGTCTTCGCATCAATTCACTGTAACTCCAACCCAAATTCATGCAAATCTCCCTATATGTAAAACCATCATCCCTTATAATCTTTAATATCCTACCCTGAATATCCTGCGTCACAGAATGATCCCACCCCCGACGTATCTTCGCTCTACCCATCAATATATCCTTCTCAAAACACCCCCTCCCTATCTATCAATTATCGATACTACCATTATTGGTACTAATAGTCAAGAACAAAAAAAATATAGGGCATAGACGGATTTCATGAAACCTTGCCCGATTCCCCACAAATCCATACTCAAATTTCCAATAGGAACCACGTACAAACGCGAAAGATAACCAGCTTGGTGAAAGTACCCAATAAAAAACTAAATCGCTCGTAACAAGCCCTAATGCGTAAAGAGAGGTATAGAGCAGAATTGGTAACATAATGAATAAGACAATAGTATCATAAGTGGTAGTGTGTTTGATGTGAAAAATAGCTTAGAGGGCATAATAGCCTTTTTCACATAATCTGTATAAGTACCCCCACCCCTGAAGCGCAACGGCCTAGCCAGCTATTGCTGCAATGCACAATACAATGTAATCTACGCTTCACAACCTTAACTCTACACTTCACAAGTATATTATACATTATATATATGTAGTTATATATATTACATCACTTATCTATATATCTTTCTTTCTCTTTTATATCTATTCGTTCAGCAATTTATGTTCCACGTGTAACGGCATGACGCGGTGGATTGGCAGATACTCATATCATATTATAGCATACTTGTATGTATAACTCTATACTCACTACTCTACATACTGACATACATTTATATATATACATAATATAACATATATATATTACTATATAGTATATTATATACATATAACAGTATCATATACAACCATTATATATTTATAGCATATTATACTATACATATATTATGTTATACTAACTATACACTATACTATACATAATACATATACAGCTACAGTGCTATATGATAGCTAATACGTTATGTTGCTGTTTTGTTCTGGTCAATATATATATAAATAGTTACACTGATATAATAACATATAGCTTGCATGGCTATGCGTTTATTACATAGCAGGTATAACTAAATATTTTCAAAATTAACTACTTTTTTTATTGACATATTATGTTATACGTATTATGTTATACGTATCAAC